GAGGTACAGTTTTTGGACCTAGAGCTCAAGGTGCAGGTGGAGGTGGAGCTAGTGCTGTAGGAACTAATGTAGGTCCAGGAGCAGGACCAGGAACTGTAGGAACAGGTGGAGCAGGTTCTGCCAATTCAATTACAGGATCACCAGTGACTTATGCTGGAGGAGGTGGAGGAGCAGGTTATTCAGCAGGTCCTACTGGTCAAGGTTTAGGAGGTGCTGGAGGTGGAGGAGCAGGAACTTTAAATGGAACTACACCTGGAGATTCTGGTACAGTTAATACTGGAGGTGGAGGTGGCGGAGGAAGTAATAATAATCCTAGCACACCTGTACCAACAAATAGAAGTAATGCTGGTAGTGGAGGATCAGGAATCGTTATTATAAGAGCCCCAGGTTCAGCAAATATTGGAGCAAGTCCAGGCACAAATACAGTAACAACTTTACCAGCCCCAGCAGGAGGTTGCAAAGTAGCGACATTTACAGTATCTGGAACATTAACAACATAAATTTATGCACTTTCATTTTATAAAAAATTGTATTATAATAACAACTAGGAGTTAAAAAATATGGCACATTTCGCAGAAGTAAACAGTTATGGTTTAGTATTAAGAGTAGTTGTTATTGATAATAATGACGTCAATGCAAATGGTGGCGATCAATCAGTTGGAGCTGAAGAAAAAGTTAAATCTATAGTTCCTTTCACATCTGGTAATAGATGGGTTCAAACTTCTTATAACAATAATTTCAGAAAACAATATGCTGGAATTGGTTATACGTTTGATTCTGTAAAAAATAAATTTATCGCACCTCAACCTTTTGCATCCTGGTCTCTCGATGCTAATGACGACTGGCAAGCACCTGTTGCATATCCAACAGTTACAACTTATGGAGATAATGTAAGATACTTTATTTCTTGGGATGAAGCTGGACAAAGATGGATTGGTAAAGACGATCAAAATAATTCATTCGCTTGGTCACCTGAAACTTCATCTTGGATTGCTACAGGCAATTAAAGAATTTTAAAAACGGAGTAAGATCATGGGATCACCCAATGGCGGTATCATAGGAGTTGTCAATCCAACATCGTTTGGAAAGTGTACTGTCACATCTGTTACAGCATCTACACCATCAGCAGTTACTACTCAACCAGGTACAAGATTAATAGATGCATTAGTTATTGCTGGTGGAGGATCAGGTGGCTCTGGTGCGCCAGCTTCAGGTAATGGAGCAGGAGGTGGTGGAGCAGGTGGTTTTAGAAAATTTAATTCATTATCTGTTTGTGGAGCAACTGCTTTAGGTGCTGTTACAATTGGATCAGGAGGAGCAAAAGTTCCAGCAGGATCAAATACAGGAAGTCCAGGTCAACAAGGAAATGATACATCAGTAGTAATTTCAGGAACAACTTATACTTCAGCTGGTGGCGGAGCAGGAGCAAATAGAATTTGTTCTACTTTTGTTAATGGAAGAGCAGGAGGTTCAGGTGGAGGTGCAAGAGCTTGTGGTAGCTCTGGTGGAGCAGGAAACACACCACCTGTTAGTCCACCGCAAGGAAATTCAGGAGGAAGTTTTACAAATCCAGGAACATCAGGAGCAGGTGGAGGAGGTGCGGGTGGAGCAGGTGAAACTACAGGAGGACCCACTGGCCCATCATTAAATGGCGGAGATGGTGGATTAGGCACTGCAGATTCAATTACAGGAAGTTCAGTTACTTATGCTGGAGGTGGTGGTGGAGGTGGTGGTGATAGTAGTCCAACTACTTTTCCAGGAGGATCTGCAGTAGGAGGTGGAGGAGCTGGTGGAGCATTTCCAAATGGAGCAGGAACTAATGGAACAGTTAATACTGGAGGTGGAGGAGGCGGAGGAGCTTCAACACCTGGACCAGCAACAGGAACTGGTGGTAATGGCGGTTCAGGTATCGTGATCGTAAAAGAATTAAACAAGGCCAGTGGATCGTGGCCGTTGAGAGCGCAGTTTCAATCGCAGAAAAGCGGAACGTGGCCGAGATTAACATTTGATGTAGATTATTTAGTAGTGGCCGGTGGAGCTTCTGGTGGAGCTAATAATAATTCAGGCGGAGGTGGAGCTGGTGGTTATCGTACTTCTTTTCCTGGTGGAACAAAATTAACATTAGATGGAGGATCATATCCAATAGTAATTGGTGGAGGTGGTAGTTCTATACCTTCTTGTGGTGGAAGAGGAAATCCAGGATCAAATTCAAGTATTTCATCAATCACATCAACAGGGGGTGGAGGAGGTGGTCGTAGTTCAGGTCCACAAGCACCTGCATTAAACGGAGGATCAGGAGGAGGTGGAGGAGATTCAATAGGTACTGGAGGAACAGGGAATAGTCCACCAGTTAGTCCACCACAAGGTAATAATGGAGGAAATGGTGGAGGAGGACCTGCTTTTGCTGGAGGAGGAGGAGGAGGTGCAGGTGCAGTTGGAGAAACAGCACCATCAAGTAGAGGAGGAAATGGAGGAAATGGTTCTGCTAATTCAATTTCAGGTTCACCTGTAACTTATGCTGGAGGAGGAGGAGGTTCTACTGATGCAGGCGCAGCTGGTCTTGGAGGAACAGGTGGTGGAGGAGATTCAAATAATTCAGGTAACGCAAATGCAGGAACAGTTAATACAGGTGGAGGTGGTGGTGGAGCAAAATCTAGTTATGCAAGTGGAGCCGGCGGATCAGGTATTGTTATTGTAAGAGGACCATCTTCTGTAACTTTTGCAGTGTCACCTGGAACAAACACAAGTACAACATTACCGGCACCAGCTGGAGGTTGTAAAGTGGCTACATTCACGGTTTCTGGAGATTTGACAATAAGTTAATTTACACTTTACAAATCCTATAGAAAATAATATATAGAATTTAGAAATGAACCTTCAGAATTACTATTATTATTTTCAAAGTGCACTTACACCTAGATTTTGTGATGAGCTAATTAAATACGGAATATCACAACAAGAACAATTAGCATTAACAGGTGGTCAAACAAATAAAATTAATGAAGGTAAACCTTTATCTAATGAAGATTTAAAAGATTTAAAAAAGAAAAGAGATTCAAATATTGTATGGCTTTCAGATAGATGGATTTATAAAGAAATACAACCATTTATACATCAAGCAAATAGATTAGCAGGTTGGAATTTTGATTGGGATTTTTCAGAAAGTTGTCAATTTACAAAATATAAATTAAATCAATTTTATGATTGGCATTGTGATAGTTGGGAAGCACCTTATGCAAATCCAGATAATAAAGACACTAATGGAAAAATTAGAAAATTATCTGTTACATGTTCTCTATCAAATCCTGAAGATTATGAAGGTGGAGAATTAGAATTTGATTTTAGAAACATGGATCCTGATAAACAATCAGTTAGAAAATGTGCTGAAATTAAACCACGTGGAAGTATAGTTGTATTTCCATCTCATGTATGGCATAGAGTTAAACCTGTAACGAAAGGAACAAGATATTCATTGGTTATTTGGAACCTTGGATATCCATTTAGATAATGGCAAAAACAGATCAATTACAAGCTTCAGTTTATTTTAGTTCACCAATATATTCTATTGAAATACCTGAATGGGTAGATGATGTTAATAAGATTTGCGATAAATATATAAAAGACGCAAAGAAAAATAATGCAAAAATTATTAAAGAACGAGAAAAGAAATTTGGTAAAAAAATAGGAGATCACGGAATGAGTCATCATTCTACATCTTTAGTAGGCGATCCTGGATTAAAAGAATTACAAGATTATATAGGTGCAACAAGTTGGAATTGCCTAGATCATATGGGATATGATTTAAAGAATTACGAATTATTTTGGACTGAATTTTGGGTACAAGAATTTGGTGAAAAAGGAGGAGGTCACCATGAAGGCCATATACATTATGATAATCATATATCAGGATTTTATTTTCTAAAGTGTTCAGATAAAACTTCAATGCCTGTATTTCACGATCCACGACCAGCTAAACTGATTACACAATTACCATTAAAGAATGAACAAGAGATTACTTTAGGAACACATCAAATTCATTATAAACCAAAACCAGGTACAATGATATTCTTTCCAGCTTACATGGAACATCAATATGTGGTAGATGATGGTGTAGAACCTTTTAGATTTATACATTTTAATCTACAAGCTGTGCGAAGAATGATTACAGATACTGTAAGAAAACAATCACAATCAGGAGGTAGCGGATCATGAGCTTTAAGAAAAATAAATACACAGTCATTAAAGGAGCGATATCAGAGGATCTTGCAAAGTTTTGTTATGATTATTTTATGATGAAA